AAGGCATTTCTTTCGTTAAAGGCATTTCTTTCGTTAAAGGCATTTCTTTCGTTAAAGGCATTTCTTTCGTTAAAGGCATTTCTTTCGTTAAAGGCATTTTGTAACGTGTTATTATTAACGTCTTCGTTAAAGGCATTTCTTTCGTTAAAGGCATTTTGTAACGTGTTATTATTTCTATCTTGGTAATTTTCATTATCGATACCTGTATCTGCGTGTTTTTTATTTAAATCTTGGATTAATAAATATTCAAATTTACTAACGGTAATTTTGTTTAAACCTATTAAAACATCTTCTAAATCTCTTTTATTTCCATATATTAAAAAAAAATTATCATTAAATATAAACTCTTGCAAGTTTATCATGTTCATTTTATAAGTTTCAATGTATTCGATCAAGATATTATTATATTGAGGGTATGTTTTTATGATTTTTTTTATAATCATATCGAATAGATACCCCGAATTTTTTTGCGATATAAATACATTTTTTAAACGTTCTTTAATATCATCTTGGTTACTATTTATATTCATAGTTACTATGAATTATAATTATAAAAATACATAAACGCATAATTTTGTTGGAGCTTGTTTGTTGTTTAAAATAAAAAAATGAAATTTTTATTTTAGATAATTAGTATTTAAATGACATTTGTAAAAGTACTTTATTATTCGTTTGTAAAAGGTATTGGGAGAACAGCAGGTGTTATTACTATTTTTGGATCTTTGGGATTATTATACGTATCTTTTACAAATTTATACAATTATAGACAATTATATACAGAAAATAAAAAAAAACAAACTACATCATCGGTTGAGCATAGTGTTGTTGAACAAGTAATTAAAGAAGAAAAAAATGAAAATGAAGAAGAATATTTAACTTATGAATCAGATGTAGAAGAAATTAAAACAAATAAAAATTATGAAAACAATGAATTGTTTAGAAAACTTTTTGATAAAATTAAGTAATACTTTATTATTATTATTATTTTTTATAAGCATCTTTAATAACTAATCTTGTATTAGAACCAATATAAGCATTATGATGAATTTTATTTATTTTTTGATGATCTTCGCAAAGTGGATGAAAACGATTAATATTAATACCACTCAAAATATTACAAGCTCTACCAACTCTAGTATATTCTGGTACAAGTTTATTATTACAATCCAATAATATTTTTGTTTTAACTGGGTTTGCTTTGTCTGGATTAAATTTCTTTTCTGGACATTTTGTAAAATCAACATTTTGTCCTCTTAAATCACTTTCAACATCTATTGATTCTACAGGAATACTTTTAAATGGATTATGCATAAATGGTGAAGCTGCTTGAAAACAAACTTCTTTTGATTCTAAAATTGAATTATCTGTTACCCAATCAAACGGAGACGTACTTTCTTTATTACTTTTATCTAAAGCGCATTCGTCATATTTTGAACGAGTAAATGAAAAATGAGCAGACGATGACATATATATTTATATATATATACAAAATAAATTTTATTAATTAAAATAACAAATAATTTTTTATATAGCGCAACCTTCTAGACATTTATTAAAAGGCCAAACATTATCTGGAATATCTGCTAAAGCTTTTTTGTCTTGTACAGTTGAAGCTCTTGATGCGCATCTTTTACACCCTTTACTATAACTATCAATAATTTTTCCATTTGTAATAGTAAAAAGATTTGTACCAATACAAACACCATCTACAAGACCAGAATCTGTTAAACATACTAAATTTCCGGTAATTGGATCAGTATAAGAATTTGGTATTCTACCAGATTTTACGGTACATTGATCAGGACAAGATCTACCAGATGCTTTTAAATTATTTATCAAAGGTCCTTTAGTTTCATCTGAACTTGATGCAAATGTTTTAACATCTTTAAAATCGTTACAATATTTAGGAGGATTATTTTTAGGATCACTTGTATCGCATAATTTAGGATTGTCATTTATAGCATTATATACTTTATTGCACCAATGATTGGTATCTTTTATATCAGAAACTGTACATTCTTGGTTTCGCCATGATGGGTTAAAACTATTAAATAATGTTCTTGTTTTAGAAACGGGATCTCTTAATTTTTTTACATAATAAGTAGAAAAGTTCGCTTCATCGCAAGGTACTGTATCTCCAGATTCGACGAATTCTGATTTAGTTACTTGATTTATCGGACTACCAACTTTTATACTCTTTACCAAAGAATGTAATGTTTTAGAATCTTTTTTATTTAAAGAATTATCCACTTTAAAAACATATTCATTTCCATCTGTACCAGTTATACAAGATAATTTTGAAAAGACATTATTTGTACTTGATCCATCAAAATTTTCTTTTTTATTAGAAAAATGATAATAGAATAAAACTATGATAAATAAAAGTATTATAATAATGACTATTTTTTGTTTTTTAACTAATTTCATTATATATTATACAAATAAAAAAAAATAAGAATAAAATTGAATTTAATTAAAAGCTTGTTATCATTAAGATGTCATTTAAATCTGACCCCAAGATTTCTACAATTACAATATCTACGCAATTACCATATTGTCAATTAAATTTGACAAACATTGGAAAATATTTAAATATAGATGAAGAAATCATTGGTATAAAATACAATTATGCTGATTTAAGTATTATGAAAGGGAAATATTCTACTTCAATTTATAAAAAAGCAAAACATAAGAATATTGATAAAATTAAAAAAACACTTTTTTATAATCAAATTACAATTATTTTAAACAATAACGGTAACAATGTTAATGTAAAATTATTTGGTAATGGAAGTTTACATTTAACTGGATGTAAAAGTGAAGATGAAGGGGTAGATGTTACTAGAACTATTTATTATAAATTAAAAAGCATAATTAATAAGAAAGATGTTATTTTATTAACAAAAGACGAAAATGCAGTGTTAATCGATAAAGATAAATTAGTATATTCATATAAAATTAACGGCGTTGGAGACTATAATATTATCGGATACAAAAAAGACAATTCAAAATATATCATTAATAAAAAAGAATATACAATTGATCATAAAACTAAAATGTTTATTTCTACAAAAATAGAAAAAAAACGTCAACGTTCGATTATTAATTTTAAAGGGGAAAATATAGGAGTTTCACAGATTGAACTATTCAAAAATAGAAATAAATTTTATAAGAAAAATATTAATATTTATATTGACCCAACCAATAACTTTATTTATTATAATAATACTATTCTTATAGGAAAAATAGATTACAATATAGACAAAGATAAAATTATAGATTTAGATATAGATAATACATTAGACGTTTTAGAAATAGAATATTCATGTAATCCTTTTAATTGGTTAGATAACAAAGACAAATTAGACAAATTAGACAAATTAGACAAACTAATAAAAGAATATGATGATAAAGTTAGTGATAAAGTTAGTGATAAAGTTAATTCTTTTAAAAAGAATATAGATTTTAATATAAACTGTATAAACGTATATTTTACTATAGATTATGAAATAAATAGACAACGTTTATACGAACAGCTTGTAAAATTAAATTACATATGTAAATACAATCCGGAATCATATTCTGGTATTAAACTAATTTATAAAATAAATTCAAATGAACAAAACGTTAAAGGTACCTGTATTTGTTCAGATAAATGTACTTGTACAAACGTTACATTTTTGATTTTTCAAACGGGAAATATTATAACAACAGGATTTAAAAAAACAGAACAAATCAAAGAGATTACATGTGATTTTCTTCTTATTTGCAATTCTTTAAAAGCGATTATTGAAAAGAAAAAATTTTTATAAAAAATATAATCGATATTTTAAAAAGATTTATTTCTCAGTAAATGTTAATAATGACATTAGGTGTAACTATTATAGAGAAAAATGGTTCTGTATTAAATCCTAACGGTATACCATTCGGTATATTAATTGATGAAAATATTTTTGGAATAAAAAAGAAAATATTTCTATCAATGCAAAATGATTTATATTATCCAAGTTTTATAAAATTAGAAGTTAAAAATGCAAAAGAAACCCAATTACTCGCCAATAAAGATTGTTTATTAAATTATTTCGATTCTCCTTTACCATCCAATCCTATTATTTATGTAACATCTGTAACATCTATATATATAAAGGACGTATATAGTTTATATATTCAAAAAGAAGATGAAAAATACAAATTCTTTAAAGAGTTATCAAAAGAATATACTGATTTAACAATAGACGACTTTAATTTTTTAATAAAAAATAGATTTTACAATTATATAATATCAGAAAATTTACAAATCATAAGCGAAACTGAAAAAAGTAATTTAAAGAGAGATATTGATGATTATATTCAAAACACTATTAAAAACTTTTGGGTAAATAATATAAATACTTTTAATGATGAAAATGATTCACTAGAGTCTTTTTACAATATAGCTTACCAAGACAAAATATTTAATTACGAAATAAATGAAGATAAAAGTCCAAGTTTTATATACACTAGTATTTCATTTTCTATTAAAAATGAATTTGGTCAAAGTTCTGTTAAAGAGAAAATTCTTAATACACAATCTGTTTTTAACATATTAGAATTATCAGATGATATACCATTTATAGCTTACAACTCAGTATCAAAAAAAGATCCTGTTATAAAAATTTATAATAAATTAATAGATTCTGTGTCAAAAGATACTATAAAATCATGGATTTTAAATGAAAATAAGAAAAAAAATAAAATAACGTATAAAAAAATTAAAGGTTTAGTAATAAAACATAAATTTTCATTCCCAAATTCAAACGACAATTATTATATGGCAATAGAATTTTTAGATAATGGATCAATTAATATTAAAACAACTTTTGATCAAGAAGATGATAAACGTTCTATAAATGAAATTATAGATATTATAATTGTTATTATCAATAAAATTATAAAAAAGTTTGATACATTATTTGGTATATATTCTAAATCGAAAAGACTCAATTCTATCAAAAAAGAACAAGTATCAATAGAATCTATCAATGCTATTTTAACGACTGAAGAACTTGTTCAAAAAGATAAATTTCCATTATCAGATTTAGGAATTCAAAAAATTTTTACAGCAAAAATGATAAATAACAATGAGATTTTGTCATTTTATTATAAAACTAAAGAAATAGTTGTTGACGAAGATTATGAAAAATTAGGTCTAACGGTAAATATAAAAGACAATCCGTATAAAAAGGATTCTAGTTTATTGTATATTTTTGGCAGTTCCAGTAACTCGCAATTAGAAACTATAATTAACCAAATATTAATAGCAAATGAATTAGGAAAGGCAGATGATGAAGATGCGCTTTTTTCAGATATAGAAGAAGAATATGAACAAAAAATAAAGAAAAAGAGTAATATAAAACAAATTAGAAAAAATAATCCAAGTATAGTAAATCCTATTAAATGTCAAAAAGAACGCCAACCTATAACTGCAAATAATGAAAATTATGATCAGAAGAGAAATTACGAAGATTATCGCATATTAAATTATCAAGATACAAATTATATTTGTACAGGAGATCAATATAAATATCCCGGATTTACACCTGCTAATATTCTTTGCTGTTTTCAAAAAAAAGGAGAAGGTGTATTAAGAAATATAGGTGATCCTTTATTATTAGAAACAATAGTACAACCATCCAATTTTTTAATAAATGTCGAGTATAATAATCAACAATTTAAAACATATGTTATAAAAATGATATCTGATACAATAAAGGAAAACGTACCTAATTTATTATTACAACCTTATTATTTCTTGGATGTTGAAAATAACAAATTAGTTCATATTCATAATATAGATTTAATCGACACAATACGTAAAAATGAAAATTCAAAGGAAAATGAAAATGAATCTATTTGGTTACAATCTACAAAATTATACAATTTAATACAATCTAATCAATCAGGTAAATGTGGAACCGAGTTTAAAGTTGATTTTGCAAATAGAAAAAATAATAATTTACATCAACCATGTAATAATCACGAAAATGAAAAAATTTTTGGTTATACTAAAAATTCAATACCTTGTTGTTTTCAAAATCAACCCACTTTATATGTCTTACCTGAACAAGTAATAAAAGAAAATCCTTATTTAATTACAACAAATAAACCTTTGGAAAAAAAGAGAAAAGGTATTTTACCATCGCAATTAAATATATTGTTAAATGAATTGATATCTAATCCCCGACACACTGGAGCTATGATTAGATGGGGTGTTGAACAAAATAAATTTTCATTTTTAAACTGTATTATCGAGGCATTAGGATATAAAATAGGATCAAACACAACAACTTTTGGTTTAAGAAAATATATAATAAATTTTTTACAAAATAACCCATCTGATTTTCACAAGTTGAACAATGGTACAATTTATTCAAAATACGGGTCATTGGAAAATTATATAAAATCAATAAATGATCAAGGTATTCAATGGTTAGAATTAATAGATATTATTCAAAGATGTTTAGAATGTAATATTATTATAATAAATATTCCGTTTATTAAAACTAAAACAACAGAAAAAGAAGACTATAATAATATAAGAGTAATCTGCTTGCCTATAAAACAAAATACATCTAACCCTTATATTTTCTTGTTAAAAAGAATGAATTCATTTGAATTAATTGTAAAAGATACTCAAGTATCTTGGTCATCAAATAAATTACAATTAAAAAAAAATGTAAAATCAATTGTATCTTATACATTTATATATGATAGTAACGATACTCCTAAAACTAATATTGTTAATTTCTTTATAGATTATTATAAATCTTCTTGTGTAAAAGAAAACAAATATCCTGACAATTTTGATTATACTGAATTATATGACACTACAACTTTATTATCTATAATAAAAGATACAGTTCATGATATATTTTTTCAAATAGTTAATAGTTTTAATAAGGTAATTATGATTGTTACCAAACGAGGTCTGATAATACCAGTCAAAGAAAGTATTATAATAGATAAGGTACAAAAAATTAGTCTACAAAAATTTATAGAAAGTAATAAAGCAATTGATATCAATAAATTAGAAGAGTTAATACACGAATTTAATAGATTACCTAAAGTGACATTCAAAATGTCAATTAAGGGAATTATTAAAGAACCCCAACTAACACGAATAACGTCATCAATCACCGAACGAATAACGTCACCAATCACCGAACGAATAACGTCAGCAATCACCGAACGAATAACGTCAGCAATCACTGATGTACCTGCACTAATAACGTCAGCAATCACTGATGTACCTGCACTAATAACGTCAGCAATCACTGATGTACCTGCACTAATAACGTCAGCAATCACCGATGTACCTGCACTAATAACGTCAGCAATCACCGATGTACCTGCACTAATAACGTCAGCAATCACCGAACGAATAACGTCAGCAATCACCGATGTACCTGCACGAATAACGTCAACAATCACCGACCGAATAACCCAACTAACGTCAGCAATGGTAGATATTTCACTCGACAACGACACGACAAGGACAATCACAAGTACGGATCAAAAAGGACCTCAAAATATTTTACTTCAATCACGGCCTTATAAATTTCCATCGTTAAAAGAATTAGAAAATATACCCAATCCTAATTTAATTGAAATTCAATTTCCATTGCGAGAAAATATAAAACAAACCAGAATAGAACAAAACGGGATAGGAAAAGATGGTAAAGAAAAAAGAAAAAAACTTTTTAATATAGAATGCAATGAAATAGATTACCTTGACAATTTCAAAGATGATTTTAAAGATGATTTTAAAGATGATTTTAAAAATTTATTAAAGAAATATGATTTTAAATTTGAACGTATAGAGGGAGATGGAAATTGTCAATATAGAGCTATAGCAAAGATTATTTATGGAGATTCGGAGATGTATCAAAAAGTTAAAAATGAAATGAAAAACGAACTGGAAATATTATATAAAAAAGATTCTGAATTTTTTGAATATTCTGTAGATGATTATATGAAAGACAATTTTTGGGGAGATCATATTACTTTAATTTCTTTATCAAATACTTTTAAAGATTATTGCTTTAATGTATATACATTATGTAAAAAAGGAGAATATATGATATTATCAGGTACTAAAATAACAGAAGATTGCAATAGACGGTTTGAATGTAACTTATTATATACTGGCGAAAATCACTATGACGCCTTACTTGATTATTATTATTAGTAAATTTATTAAAAAAAAAATGTTTAAGTATAATATATGGATAATAACTCAAATATTATAGATTATATTAAAAACAATTACCCCAAAATTGTTTTTTCACCATTCAAATTTTCATATACGAAAGCACTTGGATTTATCGTAACAAATAATAAATTGGTAATTGGATTTATTAATGCCGATGGAACTATTGGTAAATTAATAGAACCAATAGATATTACAGAAATGAAAAATGGAAAGGTAAATGATATATTGGAAAAAATTCCTGTCGTTGAAGGATTTAGCAAAGTTGACAAAGATAATTTATTAAATTTCTTTAAAAATGCAACAAATTTAACTTGTTCAAATGACGAACATAACAAAATTAAAAAAGATTTAGAAGAAGTAATTTCTGAAAAAACAAGATATAAATTATTATACGATAGTCAAAATAATGAAATCATTGCTATAAAAAATAAATACGAGAGCAAAATAGAAGGTATTCAAAACGAATATTTCAATAAATTTGATAGTTTTAGTAATAATGTAATAAACAATTTTGACAAAATAAAAAATAGTATTACAGAATACAAAAATACAATTGAACAGTTTATTAAGAAAGATACATTAAAATTATCTGACTTGGAATCTATTATTAAAAAAATGTACGAAGAAAAGAGTTTATTAGATCAAAAATTAAAAGATATTACTGAAAAAGAAAAGGTAAAGGAAATCGGTGATCACCTGAATATTGTTCAAAAAGATCTCTTATTACAAATAGAAAAATTAAAAAAAGAAAAAGAATTAGATATTATAGAAAGAAACAATTTAATACAACAACTCTCTAAAGAAAAAGAAAAAATACAACAAGAAATTTCTAAAGAAAAAATAGAAACCCCTATTAGAAGTACAATTGAATCTAAATATAAAATGTTTTCAGAAGAAAATAGTAAAGAATTTTATGATAATGTAGATAAATCTAAAAATTTACTATTAAAAATAAAAGATATCACAAATGATGTTTTGTCAGAAAATACGTCAGAAAGTAAGATAATTAAAGCTAAAAAGGATTTTTTTGATTTGATTTTAAAAGAATTAGGATATAGTGACTTTTTATCATCATACGAAGATAAATATCCAAAGGGAACTTTACTAGGAGAAATCCCTGACGCTGACCCTAAAAATATTACTAAATTAAAAGATGAAATAATACCATTTAAAGAAATGTTGGGAAGCAATCCATACATTGGAGCAAAAGATTTAATAAATCCTATGAAATCTTATAAAGAAGAAAGAACCAATTTAAGAAATGCATTTATAACTGGAAATTGGGGTGATATTAAAATAGATAAAAGCACAGAATTATACTACTATACCTTACCAACTAACAGTATAGAGATTCAATATGGAGGTGGTTTTTTTGATATTAACTCTGAAGATTCTTATCGTATATACAATCCAAATTCATTGGATTCAGATCTAGATTCTGGTTCTGATATAGATCTAGATTCGGAGTCTGATATAGATCTAGATTCTGAGTCTGATATAGATCTAGATTCGGATTTAGATCAGAACCAGGATTTAGATTCTGAATCAACAAGTAGTTATAATGAATTTTATACTAATTCAGATGATGATTCTGATTATTTTCAGAAAGGTGGGAAAGCATCTAAAATTGCACTTAAACCTAAATCTGCACCTAAACCTAAACCTAAACCTAAACCTACAGTAGATAAAAAAGCAGTGGAAGCTAAAAAGGCAGCTGATGCTAAAAAAGTAGCTGATGCTAAAAAAGTAGCTGAAACTAAAAAAGCAGCTAATGCTAAAAAGACAGCTGATGCTAAAAAGACAGCTGATGCTAAAAAGACAGCTGATGCTAAAAAGACAGCTGATGCTAAAAAGACAGCTGATGCTAAAAAAGCATCTCCACCTAAACCTGCTCCTAAACCTGCTCCTAAAGCATCTCCTAAAGCATCTCCACCTAAACCTGCACCTAAACCTGCACCTAAACCTGCACCTAAAGCATCTCCACCTAAACCTGCTCCTAAAGCATCTCCACCTAAACCTGCTCCTAAAGCATCTCCACCTAAACCTGCACCTAAACCTGCTCCTAAAGCATCTCCTAAAGCATCTCCACCTAAACCTGCACCTAAAGCATCTCCTAAAGCATCTCCACCTAAACCTGCACCTAAAGCATCTCCACCTAAACCTGCTCCTAAAGCATCTCCGCCTAAACCTGCACCTAAACCTGCACCTAAAGCATCTCCACCTAAACCTGCTCCTAAAGCATCTCCACCTAAACCTGCACCTAAAGCATCTCCACCTAAACCTGCTCCTAAAGCATCTCCGCCTAAACCTGCACCTAAAGCATCTCCGCCTAAACCTGCACCTAAAGCATCTCCACCTAAACCAGGTAAAGCATCTCCACCTAAACCTGCTCCTAAAGCATCTCCGCCTAAACCTGCACCTAAAGCATCTCCGCCTAAACCTGCACCTAAAGCATCTCCTAAAGCATCTCCAC